GGGGTTATGATTTGTGTAATAATACCTCCATCAGCATAAATGGTAGCAGATGATGAACTACCTTGTGCTGTTACTTCATTTAATGTTGGGGTAGTAACTCCACCTTCTAAGTATGATGCTGTTAGGGCATAGCTTGCTGTAGTAGATGTATCGGCATTACCTTGTAGATTAGCGATTACATCTCCAGCAAACGTAACATCCTGTGATGCTGTTGTAGCCGTCATTATAGACGCGTTATTTACGCGAATATCCATAGCTAAACTACCTGTTGCGTTGGAATCTGCCCCAATGGCTAAAGCATAATCGTTGTATGTTTTGGCACGTCCACCTAATCCTGTAGCGTAGTTTCCTGTTGTTTTTGCTTCATTACCAATGGCAATAGCATTTTGCATAGCACCACTTGAAGTTGCGTAAGTTTGGTAACCAATAGCTACAGAAGTTAAATCTGCTATAGCTCTGGCACCAACGGCTACAGAGTTTTGCCCTGTATTTGAAGCTGTATTTCCAATCGCAACACTATAGCTACCTACAGCTGTATTCATACCAACACCTGTTCCATCTACAGCACCAGCATCAGCATTATTTCCAATCAATACATTTCTGTATCCTGTGCTTGTAGCATTGTAACCAATAACAACGTTATCTAAGTAAGGGAAGGGGCCCGTTAATGGTTCGTTTGTAGCGTAATATGTTGAACCGCTAAGTTTAAGTTGTCCTGCGTTTCCAGCAACGTATGATGCTGTTAAAGCACTATCAGCATTGACAGCGTGTGAAGCTGAAGTGGCTGTGCTTGCGTATGAAGCTGAAGTTGCTGTAAGGGCACTATCGGCATTTACAGCGTGTGAAGCACTAATAGAAGTATCACTTGCTACGGCGTGTGAAGCACTTGTAGCTGTAAGGGCACTATCAGCATTTACGGCGTGTGATGCTGAAACAGCATTTTCTACAGACATTGAACCTGTATCGCTTGCTAATATAATAGTTTTTTCACTACCATAAGCACCTGCTATCCATCTATCAGCTGTAGCATCCCATAGTAATGATGCTGTGAATGGAGAGGTTGTATCATAAGTTAAGATACCGCTATTACCAGCTGCTTTATTGTAGTTGATTTCGATTACGTTATCACCAATCTGTAATGTAGATGATGAAATGTAAGTAATAGTTCCATTGACGTCTAAGTCACCACTAATAACAGCTGGGCCATTAACAAACATTCCACTTGCTGTAATAGCGTTTGTTGTAGTAGCACCTGCGTCTGTTACTATTTGTAAGTTAGGAGTAGATACGTTTAGAGCAAATGATGCTGTAGTAGCATATGAAGCTGAAATAGCTGTGTCACTTGCTACAGCGTGTGATGCTGAAATACTTGTGTCACTCGCAATGGCGTGTGATGCTGATACGGAAGTTTGGGCAGAATCCGCGTTTACAGCGTGGGAAGCTGAAGTTGCGGTAGTTGCGTTGCCACTAAATGTTCCTGCGGTTAATACGTCGGTAGATGGATTATAGGTGATATTACCACCACCATCTGTTCTAAGGGCTTGTGTTGCTCCTAACTCGTCAGCTACAAATACTAAATCAAATGCTGTGTTGTCGTTTGTAGGTGATGTTGTAACATATGATGCTGTAGTTGCTGTAGTTGTTGTTCCTGCTGCGTCAGCATATAAGGCGTGACTCGCACTTGTTGCTGTTGTTGCTGTAGAAGCAGCACCTGCTGTAGCAGCATATGTTGCGTATGAAGCTGATGTGGAAGTTAGCGAGGAATCCGCGGAATTAGCGTGTGACGCTGAAACAGCATAGGATGCCGTGGCTGGCACATTAGCCGCATAAGAAGCGGTTAAAGCATACGATGCTGAAGTTGCTGTAGAAGCATTTACTGTTAAAGATGGAATAGTGCTTCCACTACCATCGGTTAATACCGAACCACTGATTTGAACCAGCGATTGGTATGTGTCTTTAATGTTTAACGGTCCTAAGTTTTGTCCCATCTTATTCTATGTTTGAACCCCAAGGGTATTGTTTATACTTACTATCGGTAATGCGTAATCCTGCTTCTTTGGCTTGTTTGTAGTGGGCACCTACCTTAGCGTTTCTACCAAATACAATTGGTGAACGGTATTGTGAACCATAATCAGGCCATTGTTCATATAACTTGTTTGCTGAATTTAATTCAGGGAAATATGCTTGTTCTTCAGCAATATAATTTGTTAAACGTTCAGCATAATATTCCATTTTGTTTTGAACATTTTGACGCTTTACGTTAAATAAGCTTCTATCTACTTCAATACTATTCTCGCCACCAGTTGGTGTTAAAAGTCCGTTGTTTCGTGGGCGTATATAAATGGCCTCTAAAGCTTCATAATATGCCGCGTATAACAAGAAGTCCTGTATATAATCGTCTACTAATGTTTGGTAATACGAAGATGTCCAAACAGGTCCAGCATCGATTTGTGATAATAGAGATTGGTATAATTTAGTGCCAATAATTCTCTGTAAACTAATATCTTGTGCTTCGCGAACAGCATTTTTAAGTAAAGACGTATCTACAGAATCATTTAAATCTGTAAATTGTCTTAACTTTGCTTCGCTAATAATTAGTGTTGTAGTCATTATGCTAAAGGTAATTCGGTTATCATATCGTTAGGACCTGAAACTTCACCTGCTTCTCTATCTGCTTGTTCGATATCTGCTTCTAATTCGCTATCTTCACCTACTTCAGCATCGATAGATGTTACAACATCGGTTTCTTCTTTACCATCACTGAATAATTTAAGTTGTTGAATACCTAAAGTAATATCGAGTTCTGGGTATTTCATTTCAAGTAAATCTTCAAATACTTGTAAAATCTCTTGTTGGAAAGGACGAATAACTGTATTTACTAATAACAAGTATGCTTCAACAACTTCATCGCGTCCCCCCAACTGTCCCTCTGTTTTAATACCTAAAATCATAGGACTTGTAATTCTGTGGGCTGTCAAAATCTTTTGAACAACCATATCATTGATAGTAGTGTAGTAACCATCAGCACCATTTTGTGGGATAGGGGTGACTTGTGGTGCGTTTGCTGGGTCATCTAAGTCCATGTAAAGGAGATTACCAGCATTATTGGTTCCACTATATTGTAATTGAAGCATTCTCTCGATTGCTTCTCTTTCGTCTTCGTTAGCGTTTGTAAATGTAGTAATCATTAAAGATGGTGCTAAACCATTCTTTAAGTTATTTACGTGGAAATTATCTATTTCTGTATCTAAATCAATGACACGTAAAGCACCTACATAATCAGGTAATGGATAATAACCTTGGCCTGGTCTGTATGGATTACAAACATAAAGTTGTTTTGGTTCCTCTACACTACGTTGTGGATTGAAAGCAGGTAAGTAAGGTAGCTTATCTACATTATAACCTGCAAAACGATATTTTGTAGACCATTCATCGCTAATGTAATAGCCTGGGATTTGTCCTCTATAATTTTTTTCACGTGCACGAACCCAACTGAAATCAATATGGTATACTTCAGCTATTTTAGTGCGTGCTTTGTTCCAAATTACTTCTAAGGAAAATCCACCGTATAATTTATAGTCTACAGCTACTTTTCTTAATAAATCATTCCATGATTCACCTGTGGAGTTGGCAACATCTAATACCCAAGATGGGTTTGCTGTTAAACCTTCACCTACTATTCCATCAACAATAGCGTTAACGCAAGTATTGTGGATAGAAGAGTTATTATATAATTCAATTAGTGAATTTGGAAAATCGTTGTATTCGCCGAATTTAACGTATTCTTTTGTCTTATCCTCCTTGATAGCGACACGGCCAGTGTAATCACGGGCTATATTGGCGAATTTTAGTTTCTTATTGTTATCCATTGTATGTTGTATAAGTGCCATTCTCGTCGGCCGATACATATTGTGTTATGCTGGATTCATTCGAACCACTAATCCAAGCCCTATCACTATAAAGTAAGGTAACAGGGATTGTATCACCTGCTGTATCCCACGTTTCATTATAAGCATTCCAAGCTACTGCTACTTGATTCCATATAGCTGCTACTTCTTGTTTAATCCATACACCTACATCATATTGTCCTGTATATGAAGGAACAACACTACCTGTATTAGTAAATGCTAACCAGTTATTATATTGTGTAGGGGCTGAAGTAGTAGTAACATCAAATGTTCCATTACTATTATCCCACGATTGACTATAAACAATAGTTAACGTATCATAATAACCACTTGATGTGTTTACGGTTTCAATGTAAACAGCATTAGTGTTGGTAGCTTGTGATTTGTTGAATTGTAGCATAATATATGAAATATTAGGTTAGGGGGCACGCCGAAACGCAACCCCCTTTCCTAAATTAGAATCACTTATCCAAGCGTGATGCCACTTAAGGCAGCACTTAAGCTTCCGCTAATTTCAGAAGCTGGTTCTGGTTCTTGACCTGTGAAGGTAAGTGTATAGCCATTCAAATCACCGAATGCAGTTCCTGTAGCACCAGTGCCACTTAACAATTGCATTCCTCTTGTTTGACCTAACAACCAGTAGCGACCAACGCCATCTACTGTTCCGTTATTAGTTTCAACAATAACTTTAAGATTTGGATTTTTAGCTAATACACGAACTTGGTTACGGGTAGCTGACTGTAACTTGAAGAATACAGCGTTAACTGTTTGTTCATAGAATACAGTTCCATTTTCTGGAGTAGCTGTGATAGCTTCTGTGAAATCTGAAGTTTGACGGAATAATTCAAACGTAAAGAATTCACCACTACCTGTAATACCCGAAATTAACCCTTCACTTACTGTGTTTACAGTGGTGATTGAACCAGATAAGATGTATAAGTTTGTAATACCACCCGTGTTGTCTCTACAACCGAGGGTGAATCCTGAAGTAATATCACAAGTTGACATAATATTCTGGTTTTATAGGGTTAATAATTAGGCTTGGTCGTTTGATACCCAATACTCTGGGAATGCAATGTTAACACCAAGTTTAGTGCTGATTCTGTGCTTCAATTGGTCTGTGTTGATATCATACCAAAGTTGGAATTCACTGAAGTCAGACATTAAGTCAGTTCCAGCTACAATTTGCTTGGCTGGGCCGAGAACGATACGGTCACTACCTTGTAAACCTACAGTTCCAACAACTTTAATGTTTTGGAATGGGTAAGCCATTTCAAGCAAACCACCGCGGTTTTGGATAGAAGCTGGGTCGAACCAGTAGCCATTAGCTGTGCGAACATCAGCTACGAATTGACGGAACTTAGAAACTGACATGAAGAAAGTTAAGTCGTCACGGTCAGCTACGTCGCTATTAAGCTTAGCAATCATGTTGTCCATGTTAGCTAATGTAGCAGCAGCAGAACCAGTTACTTCAACACCTGAAGTAGAACCAGAGATGATAACTTTTAAGCCATCAACGTCACATGTTCCACCGAAAGTAGAAGCTGAACCAGAAACAGCACCCCAAAGGAATTGGTCGTTAGCTTTCTGGAATTGGTTAACTAAAAGTCCTGAATAAGCCTCGGCCATCTTGAAGGTCTCGTTGTAAGAACCTGGTTCAAGGGCAGCGATGCCTAAGTATTTCTTGTCCATATCCTTAAGACAGATTCCGTCGAAAGAAGTGCGTGGACAAACGCGAATGTTGCGTTGGGTGTAAGCTAATGAACCAGATGCAGTAGAAACACAAGTTCCGTTTTGCATGTAGAGGCTAACCTCCATCAAGTTGATTGGTTCTTCATACTTAACGCCCTCTTTTACAGTGATGTATTCCATTGTGGAACCACCGTAAACTGATTTAACGAGTAACTCTCCGGCTACTTCGTTATTAAAATTGTTTAGTGCAGTTACGTCTAAAGCCATTTTACGTTAATTTAATTGTTATTTTTTCTTTGATTTAATTTCGGCAAGTGCCATTTTGATGCGGTCAGCATTTGCTGCTGTTTCCACATCGAATGCAGCGAATTTAGCTTTGTTATAGCCTGTTTCAGTAGGTGTAACGATTGTAGCTTCAGCAGCTGGCAATGATTCGATTGCTGCTACTTTAGACTCCAATTCAGCCATTTTCTCTTTCATCTTGCCCATTTCAGTTTGTAATGCGTCTGCGATTTCGGCTACAATAGCTTCAACGTCTACAGCTTCTTCTACTACATCAGCAACGGCCTCTTCAACCACTTCTGCTACAGCTTCTTCAACTACGTCAGCTACTACTTCCTCTACCACATCAGCTACAACTTCTTCTTCAGCTTGCATTTCTTCCTTAGCAAGTTCCTTTTCACCGTCAGCACCCATAATCTCTTTAACTACTGAATCTTCAGTAACGATTTTGGTTCCATCTTCTAATTCGTGCGTTCCATTTGGTGCGTCCATTTCTTGGCCTTCAGTAGTAACAACAGTTACTTTGTCGCCAACTTGGAGTGAATCGCCTGGAAACTTAATGGTGAAAGCACCATTGATATCCTTTAATTCACCAAATGTCTCTTCGGTAGAAACTTCTGTAAGATTGAAATGACGCTTTACAAGTTCTTTTAATTCACTTGAAGTCATACTTTGAAGTTTTATGGGGTTAATAATTTTGACAGCCCTATGCTGCCACTATAATACATATCAATAAAAATATCTCCTCGACTAAAACGTGCCTCCCTAAAAGAGAGTTCGTAACTTCTCCCTATAGAGATTATTTAGCGAGTGTGGAGGTAAAGGGTGCTGATAGCTGGGCATAGCAAATCGCCGCAGCTTGTTTCGCATCATATTCTCCTGATAAATCAGCAATACAACGTGAAATAAATTCGTCACGTGTTTCAAGTGGGGTTTTGGTGGGTATGGGCATATTAGAGTGATTTATAGATTTTAGCGAGGTCGATAACAGCTTGTGAACCAATATAGATGCTGGAAATAATAACCCAATCGTGTGAATTTAGGTTTCCAAATAATGCTAATAATGTAGCGATAAAG